GCTTCAGTTTTCATGGCAGCACCGTTGAGGCCTGATCCGCCCTGTGGTCCTGCTATCTGTGCGAATTTTTCGCGAGCCTGGCCCAGCATCATCTTGCAGTTGGCCAAGGTATAGTCCTTGATCCACTGTCCGGAATATATGTCATCTATGATGGCAAAGTCAGGTTTGGTGTTATAGACCTGTAGCATCACTGACTCTTCACCTCTGGGACGCTGATGTATGATCAATTTATGGCTCTGCGGATGCCATGTGAAGTTTATAAAAGACCCAAACATTTTACCTATCAGTTCTTGATACTGTGAGAATAATTCATATGTGGCCAATCCGCCCATATTAGTCGATGACAACAGATAGGTATTAGAGTAGGCCAAGTTAAAGGGTTCAAACACAGTACCGCCCGTGCCATTACCTGTTCTAGATCCTACTGAACGACGGAATATCTGTCGAACCTGTTGTATTTCTTTAGGTAGGATATACTCGTTAATGCTTTCAGTTATGGTTAGAAAACAATAACTTTCCTCTACGGCGTTGTCGCTGCGCTGCCGAAATACTGCTAGGCTGCGGTTTAGGGCAGTTTCGTAGTGTATGGGGTCTAGTTCTATGTCGATCATGCCGTCGCCCAGCATGGCCTTACAGTAGTCGAAAACCTGTTGTTTTGCTTGATCAGTTGTGCTCATACTCTTATTTATTGCAGCGGTAAATATATGACTATGCCAAGACTCAGTCTCTACCGGCCTCAAAAAGGCAATGATTACCGTTTTATAGATAACACCATCTGGGAAATGTTCCAGGTTGGTGGCACAGATGTGCTGGTGCACAAATATCTCGGGCCCGCTTCTGCTGTGCAGGGCAACACACCCTCAACACCTACATATACTGCCGACGATCCTTTTAATATACAGGATCTGTTGTTCTTAGAAAATCGTGATCGCAAATATGATCCAGACATTTATCTGCTTAGAGGTGTGTATAACCTGTCAGACATAGATTTCAATCTCAGCCAATTTGGACTGTTTCTACAGAATGACACTATTTTTATCACCTTTCATATCACAGATACTGTGGAAAAAATTGGTAGAAAAATCATGGCAGGTGATGTCATAGAACTACCGCACCTCACTGACGAGTATGCTCTGAATGATCTACAGTATGCGCTGAAAAGATTCTATGTCATTGAAGAAGTTAGCAGGGCAGCAGAAGGATTTTCTGTGACATGGTACCCGCATCTATATCGAGCAAAATGTAAACCATTGGTAGACAGCCAAGAATACAAACAGATCTTAGATGGTATCGCCAACACAGATGCAGATCGTGGGGCCTATAATTCAAATATCACATACTATCCCGGTGACATTGTTACTGGTGCAGACGGTAAGAAGTATGAAGTCGTTCAAGAAGTTACTGGGATAGCACCACCCAATGGAACCTACTATGCAATAGCAGACACACTCAAAGATATTATATCAACCTACAACAAAGAAATGCAGATTACTTCAGCTGTGTTAAATCAAGCAGAAGCAGATGCTCCTAAGAGTGGTTATGACACCAGCAAGTTCTACACCTTGCAGAGAACAGACGATGGTACTGCTGAAATTGCATCAACAGATGCCACGGCAGTGACTGTAGATGCTGCTACGCAGGCTACTGATGAGGATGGAAATTTATTATATGACACCAACGGTGATCCTGTTTACGTAGGACAGACTGCTAGTTCTGTGCTGATGCCTGCAGACGGCGACGGATACAATGGATATCTCACTCGTGATGGTGTTCCTCCCAACGGTGCTCCGTTTACCGCAGGCATTGCATTTCCTATTAACCCCACTGTGGGACAGTTTGCACTCAGAACAGATTACTTGCCTAATAGACTATTCAGATTCGACGGATCTAGATGGCGCAAATTTGAGGACAATGTACGTATGACCATGAACAATCTTGGTGCCAGTGACGTAGGCGTGGGCGACACCTATGTTGGCAAAGATATTCGTCAGACACAAAAGGCCACTTTTGTTAACAACACCACAGTGACTACTATAGATGGACATGTGACTGAAGAAAAACAAAGCCTTACCAAGGCACTTAGACCACAGGCGGACGAATAATGGATTTTTTTTATGACGGGCAAATAAGACGATATGTCACGCAGTTCATGCGTGTGTTCATAGGCTTCAAATACAAGGCAGGCAATGGTGATGAGATCAGTGTTCCTGTGAGCTATGGTGACATGACCCGCCAGGTAGCTGCCATAATCAAAGAAAATTCAGAAAATAAAATGAGTTCAGTGCCCAAGATCAGCTGTTACATCAGTGCTCTAGAAATGGATACTTCTAGACTCAGTGATCCTACATTTGTTTCTAAGGTGCATGTAAGGGAACGCAGATTTACAGATGCTGCAGGAACTAGAGAATATCAGAATGTGCAAGGCGGCAACTACACCGTAGAAAGACTTGCGCCAACACCTTTCAAGATGACCATGAAGGCAGACATATGGACTTCAAACACTGATCAGAAACTGCAACTATTAGAACAAATATTAGTGTTGTTTAATCCCAGTTTGGAACTGCAGACCACAGACAACTATCTAGACTGGACTAGTCTCAGCACGTTATATCTTACCAGCACTAACTTTACCTCAAGAACTATTCCTGCCGGAGCAGAAAGTGAAATAGATGTGTGTACCTTGGACTTTGAAATTCCAATCTATATCACTGCTCCTGCAAAAGTTAAAAAATTAGGTATTGTTCAAAGTGTGATTTCGAATGTGTTTATGGAAAGCGGTGATATAGTAGATTTAGAGAGTTTGGTGTACAATCGTGCCAAAGGTTCATTTACTACAACTTCTAACAGATATAGAGTTCTGCTGTTTAAATCTAACACAGGTAATCTCACAGATAATCAATATGACCTAACTCTAGTAAATCCAGACTCAGCTGTGCTGTCATTGGGACTTGCTCAACAGGAATATAAAAATGGTGAACCTATAGAATGGGATCGTATCCTAGAAGTGCAGGGCGGATACGTTCCGGGTAGCGATGTGTTTTTCCTCAAAGAGGATGACAGTGAAATCGTTGGCACGTTCGTGATCAATCCTCTAGACAGAACTGTGTTGGCTGTGACTCTGGATCCGGATACATATCCTGCTAACACAGACATAGCAAGTGCTATAGAAACTAGAGGCACAGTAGATGCTATCATCGATCCCTATAAGTACAATCCTCTAGAAGTTTATGGTAATCATGCTGGTATTCCTGTAGGTTTGAGATTTTTGATGTTAGATGATGTCAACAACAGTGTGAATCGTGGTGGATTCATTGAATACCCAAGCAATCCCGCAGACAGCACCAATGTGCCTTATCGCGGACCGCAGGCATGGAGAGACCCCAGCAACAACGATTCATCATGGGAAAATCAAGACGGCACAGATCCTATTATAAAAGCAAATTCGATTATTGAATGGACTGGAGCTACCTGGTCTACAATATGGGATCCCGATGATAATACTTTACAAGATGCTGCTGTTGCTGGCCAAGATTTCACAGCGACCTATATCCAAAACATCCGTACAGGTATCAAATACAAATGGGACGGCACCCAATGGCTCAAGGCCTTTGAAGGTGAGTATGCGCCAGGACGTTGGAACTTTAGGATGATCTAACGCTAAGTACACAGATGCAACAGCGTGCCGGACTGCTATTTTTAGCCAAAACCACAGGTAGAATTCTTCTGATCTTAGATGCAGAACGCTGGACTGTGCCTACATTTCAGCGTAGTCTTAGCCTCCTAGAAGATGCAGAAATATTACTTAGTCAATATGCACAGGGTCGTATAGTACCTATAGAATTATATCTGTCTGAAGATCGTGGGTTTGAATATGGCACATATGTCTGCGTGGTTGATCAAGAGTTTTTGACTCTGGCATCAAAAACGGTGTGTTGGGCAGATTTAGATTGCTTGCCCAAACAACTGCACTCGGGTCTGCGTACCACATTGAATAATCAAGTAATACGTGTAAAAATAGAAACCATATTGGAGTTAGAAAATGTCAAATCTATTACAAAGGTCCAGTAGATTTCAAGAGGACTGTGACAAATATCGCACTGCTATCGATAGCATGCCTGACGGTGCATCTAAGCAAGAATCTCAACAATTATTGAATAAACTGATTGCAGAGATAAAAAAATTAGACAGCATGCACATGGAAATGGTCTATAGTCGACAGCTGCCTACCATGGGCGGTGAGATGAAGCAGGATATCACAGCTATAAGAAAAAAATTAGAAACTAGACTCAAAGACTGGTCACAGGCACAGAAAAATTAAATACTGCCAAAGTTCTTGATTGTGATGGTTCCTACCATAGCAGCATGAGAACCACACTGGTATCTATAGTTGCCGCTGATACTATCCGGAATCTTCCAATATAATGTACCCGATGTTTTACCTTGTGCAGCTGATCCTGTACTAACTGTGCCATCGGTAGCGACGTGTACTAACCCAGTGTTATAATTTGTACCAGTGTTGTCTTGTATCAAGAAAGGATGGCTCATAGCTCCGGCTAAATTAAATGCTATAGTAGTGGCATTGATGGCAAATACTGTAGGGTCATCTGTGGTACCATATTGGTCAAATCTGTATGCCGATGCTCCGTTTGCAGTAACATTTAATCTTGTGATTGCTGGCAGATAGAACTGATCTACAGTTAATCCAGCATTGTCAGTCAGAGCGGCAAATG